ATTTTGTCAAAGTTTGTATCGGTCGTAAAGCCAAGCAACGATATAAATGGATTAACAATGCCATTCTCGATGGATGTTAATGCAGCCTCACGCTGCTGAAGTTTGAGTTCAAATATCGGATTAGAGCCATTTTCTAACTGACGCTCTATCTGAGCAATTTCCTGCAAAATGCCCTTGCGGATTTCTTTGCGAACATCGCCTGAAATGAGCAAATCGCCATTTGCCTTGGAATAAATCGACATTATGATGCCAATTATGCCTTCAAGATAAGACGCTGTTCCTTTGGTCTGGGCATTCTTAATCTTGGTGAGCAGGTAGCCAATTTCGTCAATCATATAAAACGAGGCTTGGTGATCAATCAGGTTACGGACGATTTCCTGCTCCGACTTGATTGCGCCGTGCGCTGCTCTATTTAATCCCGAAACCTTCACGACATTCATTGCAGCTTGCAAAATTGATTCCTTGCCGGTGCCAGAGGCTGCCACGCAAAAAACAATCAAGTTAGCTGTAGTGTTTCGCATTGTCTCTCGATATTTTAATCCGACAATGTTTCCCATTGCTACAAGTGCAGCCCCTACAGCAATATTCTCGCGGTACGAAAAACATTGGTCGTGAATCCACTGGGATACTTCACCAACGAATCCAGGGGGGCGCTTCAAGTCGATGCCGCGAATGTCAATGTCTGCATTATCATCCTCTGGAAAGTCCATAGGCTCATTCGGCTCAAACGTTACCGCCCGTGTCCAGCCAGCGGCCTCCGCATAATAAACCAACGTGCCGAGCGTCACAGGATTAGCGGACTTACCGAACGAGTGCCACCGCTTTGCAAGTTCCTCGCTGGATGGGTATTTCGTGCCTTTGGCTGACCATGCGTCCCAGACCGCAAAACCTGTCCCGCCCGTTGCATGATGAATCGCCATGCCGCATTTGATCCAGATTTCATGCGCCACATCTGGGTCGATGTAGGACAGCATGTCCTCAAGTTCGGTCGCGGACACGTCAAACGTCTGGCCGTTATATTCAGCGCGGTGACGCTCTGGTTTGCGTAGTGCATCCAGCAATGCAGTAGGTGCAGCCTCGATGTCGCTGGGCGATCCGTAAACGCATTTATAATGGTTGCCTGAGACGTGCAGCGATCCTGGACCGACCACGAAGCCGGATGACTTAAAGTCAATGCCCTTATAATCCGGCAGGTGCTGGAGCAAAGCCAAACCCTCTGGGGCGGTATAGTAAAGGTGTTTTGACCCGCCGCCTGATCCTGTCTCGACAATCATGCCCGCGCCTGTAATGTCGGGAAATTGCTCAATGAGGCGCTGATAAGATTCAACGCCGCCATTGCGGGCGTCCACGTCAATGACCAGCAAGCCCTTGACCAGAACGCCGTATCCGGTGGCGAATTGATCCATTTCCTCCATTGTCTCGATCTGCTCCTCAGACCAAAGGGGCGCGTATTGCCAATTTGATGCGATGGGATGCTTGCCGATGGCTTTGCATCCGGCTTGCCCACATGAACATAAATTGTTTTTTATTATTTTGTTTAGGCCGATTACGCGGTAGCCAGCTTGCCAAAAATCTTTGTAATTCATTTGAATAAATATCCTGCCAAAGCATCAATGGTCGTAATTGACGGCATTTTATTTGACCCATTAGCTATGGATCGCACAGTGTTTTCATGCAGCATTGTTTGCTTGGCAACTTTAGCTAAGTTCCTGTCAGCTAACGCTATTTTAATTCGCTCAAGCTGCTCGTCATAAGTCTGACGGATAATATCTGAGGGAGATTCCATTTAAAATGTTCCATTCATGACAATTCGTATGTTGACAATGCAACGAAACGCCATTAGTGTCAAGTCCGTTGAGAGAAGAAGGAGTTACTCAATGAGTGAATTAGCAAATATTAGTAAGCCAAAAAATCGTCCAGTTATTATTACGTTATGCGGTGACGGCGGTATGGGCAAGACAACACTAGCGGCCACGTTTCCTAATCCTATTTTTATTCGCGCCGAGGATGGTTTGCAGGCCATTCCAGAGGAAGATCGCCCAGAGGCGTTTCCTGTATTGTCATCCGTTGACCAGCTTTGGGAGCAGGTTAAAGCACTATTAAATGAGGATCATGATTATCAAACGTTTGTAGTTGATAGCGTGACGGCGCTGGAACGTATGTTCACTCAGTATGTAGTGGACACTGATCCTAAGAAGCCCCGTGGCATTCAGCAGGCTCTTGGCGGCTACGGCGCTGGCCGAGATGCGGTGTCTGGATTACACCAGCGTTTGCGTAAAGCCGCTGGTTTGCTGTCGGATCGTAAGGGTATGCACACGGTATTCATTGCCCACGCTGAAACCAGCCGCATTGAGCCGCCAGATGATGACGCATATATGCGATATACCTTGCGTATGCACGATAAATCAATGCCCGCGTATGTGGATGATGTTGATCTTGTTGGCTTTTTGAAGCTGGAAACATTTACAACAGGTGATGGAGAACGCAAAAAGGCTATTTCGGACGGAACTCGTGTTCTGATTGCATATGCAACTGCGGCTAATGTGAGCAAAAACCGTTATGGCATTACGGAGCCATTGATTGTTGAGGCGGGCAAAAATCCGCTTGTTGATTATATTTCAGTTTTGAAGTGAGGGGAAGAAAATGAGTGATTTCTGGGAATTGAGCACAGGCGAAGAAGTACAATCTACAACTTCGTTTGAAATGGAGGGCGGAAATCTTGAGCCTATTCCAAACAATACGAGCCTTGTAGCTGTGATTGATGAAGCTAAGATCGACACGGATCGTGAAGGAAATAAGTTTGTTTCGCTTCGCTGGTCTGCATTGCAGCCTGTTGAATATAAAAACCGCAAGGTGTTTCAGAAATTGTGGGTGTTTTCAACGCATCCTGACCCACGCGCTAAAGACCCCGCTAAAAAGCGTGATACGGCGTTAAAAATGTTGTCAACCATTGACACGAATACAGGCGGAAAGTTGAAGGCTGCGGGTCGTGCGCCTACGGACGAATCACTTGGTGCATTTACCAATAAGCCCATGACTATTTTGACGAAGATTTGGGAGATGAAAAACGACAAAGGCGACAAATCCTCTGGCAACTGGATTGCTTCAGTCTCGCCCAAAGTTGGCAAGGTTGATGTTCCTGCCGCCGCACCAAAGAAGGCAAAGCCTGTTGACGACGATATTCCTTTTTGAGGGTTGATAAATTATTATAAACTTATTTATTCAGTTTAGCCGCAAGGCTTTTGAGTAGTGCAGGTGCAATTCCTGCTCGTTGGTCGAGACTTAGTAGAATATGGGTTCGAATCCCGTCTTGTGAAAACAAGTTATTCCCCTATTGGTAAGGGGAGACCTGACAGGCCGGAAAGACGGTTGCAGGGCGGTAGTAAATTTTATAATTTATTGCCGCCCTGAGTTTTCTCTTTTAAATGGATGAATCATGGAACAGCGTTCGCCGGAGTGGTACTCTGCTAGAAAATACAGAATTACTGCTTCGGCGGTTGGTGGCATATTGGGATTGTCACCATTTCAAAAACCGTCCGACGTTATGCGCCGGATGGTCAATGAATATAAAGGATTGCCAAATGAATTTACTGGCAATGTTGCGACTGAATGGGGCGTATTTAATGAAGATGGTGCCATTCAACAATATGAATTAAAAACGGGCAATCGTGTGCAAAAGTGCGGATTTTTTACTTTTGAGGATTGGCTGGGATGCAGCCCAGATGGATTGCTTGAAAATAATGGAATGATTGAGGTTAAGTGCCCATTTGGGTTACGGGCTGCGATTGAACCTAAATTTAAAACAGCGCAACAACAGACGCATTATTATGCTCAGATTCAGTTGCAGATGTATGTCATGGGACGAACCTGGTGCGACTTTTACCAATGGGCACCACGGGGCGAATCACTTGAGACTGTTAAATACGACAAGCCGTTTATGGATACGATCCTAAAGCCGCTTCGGATGTTTTATGATCAATATTTAATTGAGAGAGAGAAATGACCCGCGAGGGATTATACCGCAATGTTCCCTATTCGCAGATTGAAATGCGTCTTAAACAAGGCTGGATGTTTATCTGCGAATGGTCAATTTATTCAGTGCTCATGTGGCACTGCGAATGTGAGATAGAAGATGACAATAAAAATACTTAATGGAGACTGCCGCGATGTTTTGAAAACATTGCCAGATCAATCAGTGCATACGTGCGTTACATCTCCGCCATATTTTGGATTGCGAGATTATGGCCATACAGGCCAGATGGGGCTTGAGCCTACACCAGATGAATTTGTGTCCGAGTTGGTCAATGTGTTTCGAGAAGTGCGCCGCGTTTTACGAGATGACGGAACACTTTGGTTAAACATTGGGGATAGTTATGCGTCATATCGAGATGGGAAAGCAACTCCAGACACAACGCTCGGTTTAAGCGAAGGAACTCTTGTTCCTAAAGGAAGCGCAAAAAATAGAATGTCATCAACTTTTGTAGGAACATCAATCAAACATAAAGATTTGATCGGCATTCCTTGGCGCGTTGCTTTTGCATTGCAGGCGGATGGTTGGTTTTTACGGCAGGACATTATTTGGCATAAGCCAAATCCGATGCCAGAAAGCGTGATAGATCGTTGCACAAAGGCGCATGAATATATATTTTTGTTGTCCAAATCACCAAAATATTATTTTGATCATGAGGCGATTAAAGAACCAGTTGCTGCAAGTTCGATTATTCGATTAACTCAGCCAAATATTTCTGCTCAAGTTGGTAGCAATCGAGTTCCATTTAAGACAAACGGAACGATGAAAGCTGTTGGAAATACTGAAATGCGTAACAAACGTTCTGTTTGGACTGTTACAACAAAGCCTTTTAAAGGCGCTCACTTCGCAACTTTTCCACCTGATTTAATCGAACCGTGTGTGCTGGCAGGATGCCCCGTTGATGGTGTTGTGCTTGATCCGTTTGGAGGCGCTGGAACAACAGGATTGGTTGCGAGTAACAATAATCGAAATACAATTCTTATTGAATTAAATGAAGAATATGTAAATTTATCAATAGATAGGATCGGTTTAGATGCTACGCCCTTACCAACAAACGGCGCATGACGCTATTATCAAATGGGTGCGACGAACAGCAGAGCCATGCCTGATCGAGGCGGCTACGGGTGCAGGAAAGTCGCATATTATTGCAGCCGTAGCTGAGACTATTCACCGCATATCTAATGGCAAGCATGTGCTTTGCCTTGCACCAAGTGCAGAATTAGTTTTGCAAAACAGCGAGAAATACGCGGCAACAGGAAATCCATGCTCACTGTTTTCGGCAAGCACTGGACAGGTCTCGCTGCGACATCCTGTTGTATTCGGCACTCCAATGACTGTAGCAAATAGAATCAGTAAATTCGGGTCGCAATTTGCTATGGTCATTATAGACGAATGTCACGGCGTAACCCCAACAATTAAAAAAATCATTAACGAACTGCGTGAACAAAACCCAAACCTTCGCGTTGTCGGTATGACCGCCACGCCGTTTCGTTTAGGCGAGGGATATATTTTTGACCAATGGCCGAATGGGCGGCCAGTGCCAGAGGATGAAAAGAAAGAGCCATACTTTGCGGCGTGTGTTGACCGCATTACTGCCCGAACCTTGATTGGCATGGGGTTCCTAACAAATCCCACAGTTGGCAATATTCATGCGGAGTCGTATCACACGCTTGACATGCAGCTTAATAGCCGTGGGCAGTTTGATGCAGAGGATGTTGACCGCGCATTCGTCGGGCAAGGCCGCAAAACCTCTATGATTATTGCAGACATAGTTTCACAGGCCAGAGAGCGCCATGGAGTGATGATCTTTGCCGCCACGGTGCAACATGCCTATGAATGCCTTGCAAGCCTTCCTACGGGCTTGTCAGCGATTGTAACGGGCGAAACACCACGGGCAGAACGGGCGGATATTATTGCACGGTTTAAAGCGCGGGAACTCAAGTATCTGGTGAACGTATCCGTGCTGACAACGGGATTTGACGCGCCTCATGTTGACCTAATTGCGATATTGCGGGCTACGGAATCAGTTGGACTTATGCAGCAGATTATGGGTCGCGGATTAAGGATAAGCGAAGGGAAAGACGATTGCCTTATTTTAGACTACGCCGAAAACATCGAGCGACATTGTCCCGATGGTGACGTGTTTGATCCAACGATTAAATCTGTGCCGAAAAAGAATGTTGGTGAGATTGTACGATGCACGTGTCCGATTTGTAGTGTAGAAAATATATTTTCGGCGCGTCCAAATGATTCAGGGTTCCAAATCAACGAACACGGTTATTTCTGCGATTTAGACGGGCGTGCAATAGACGGAGAGTTCGGGCCAATACCCGCGCATTTTGGCCGCAGATGCCAAGCCAAGACAATAGTAGCTGGACAGCTTGTGCAGTGCAATTATCGCTGGACGTATAAAAAATGCCCGCACTGTGAAGCCGAGAATGATATTGCAGCGCGATATTGTTTTGAGTGCAAGGGTGAAATTGTTGATCCCAATGAAAAGTTAATTGCTGAATTTCACGAGATGAAGCGTGATCCTACACGGCGTCAGACAGACAAGGTTTTAAAGTGGGACGTGGCTTCGTCGATCAGCAAGTCGGGACGAGATATGTGGCGCATAGCCGTTGTGACACCATACAGATCGTTTACGTTCTGGGTGCATAAAGACCCTAAATGGGCAAAGGGCTTGCAAGATAAGGCTTTATATTTATCGTTAAATGGCTTTGAGCCAAAAACAATTACATATGAAAAAAACCCAGATAGCGGTTTTTATAAAATTTATGCTTACAATAGGAGCGCAGATGAAATTCCCAATGCACATTAAAATTTATGGTGACACGTCTTATCGAGGCGAGTGTGCCACAGAGGGCATGGAGCAAATAACATTCTTTGCCAGGCTACGCCACCAATGGCCTAAAACGTGGGGCTTGATAGCACTGCACCCGCGCAATGAAGGCAAGCGGTCGTTTCGGCAAGTGTCTTTTCAAAAAGCTGAGGGCATGACAAAGGGTGCATCTGACATTATTATCCCTGGTGCTCCGACATTTATATGCGAGATTAAACGCCGTGACCATACGAAATCAGCGTGGCAGGATGGACAGCAAGAATATTTGACAGCCGCACAAGATATGGGTTCTTTTGTATGTATTGCCCTTGGTGCAGATTCAGCTATTGCAGCATTTGAGGATTATCTTGAAAAAACCCAAGAAAAAAATCAATACAGACATCTGGGTAAATTGCAGACGGCCATCGGACAGAATCTCTGATATATTGTCTGGGAAACGCAGGATGGAGGATGAAGATTTGTCCATCCAGTCGGCATGTAGCCTGTATATTTACCAAGGGGCTTGTTCTGTGCTAGACTTGCCGGACATTGAGGCTCGCAGGGCAGCTTTAGCTAGGCTTCCAGCTTTAATTAGGCCACACATCGAGGCTGAAATCCGTAAACTTTGGGAGGGGAGAAAGGCGCAAAATATTGATTAAATTTTTAATTGCATTCATGTTGCTGACAACAACAGCTCAATCCGAAGAAATCGCAAGCTGGTACGGTGGAGGTGAATATCTATCGCGCCGGACAGCAAATGGAGAAAGGTTCAATCCAAACGGACTAACCGCAGCACACCGCACATTACCGTTCGGCACTATGGTACATGTTACAAATGTTAAAAATGGACAATCAGTTACAGTTAAAATAACAGATCGAGGGCCAGCCAAATGGACAGGCCGAAGCATTGATTTATCAAGGGGTGCAGCCGCTTGCATAGGCTTGCTTAAATCAGGAACAGCAAAAGTTAAATTGGAAATATTAAAATGATCATTCAATTAGACCCGCCAATGCCAATGGATACCCCAAAGGGGAAGGCGCTATGCCATTTTATGATTGACTATGGAGCCGAGCACGATTTGCTTTGGGTGTGCTTCCAGGATGATAGCGGCGAGTGCTGGACATGGAATAATCGGGATATTCGCGCTCAGAAAAATATCAGCATGTATCGCTTGACATAAGCGTCAAGTTCATTTAAACATCTATTTATCGGAACGAGCCGATCAGATTTTAAATGGAGAGTGCAAATGAATATCCCAAACACACCAGCCGCAGATCGTTACGCATCTTTAAAAATTCAGCGCGACATGATTGACAGCGAGTTGGAATTTCTCAAGACACAAATCGTAGAGACTGGCAAAGATTTGGTTGAAGGCATTGACTACAATGTCAAGGTTACGCTTTCGCAGCGCTCCACGATTGACTACGATCAGTTGCAAGAAAAGTACGGCGTGACTGAGGCTCAGATGAAACTTTACAATGCTTGCAAAAAAGAAGGCGCACCATTTCCGGTGTTGAAAGTTGTTGCAAAAGCGAAGGAGGCATGAAGATGACAAAAGAAAATAAAATTATCGGTTTAGAAAAACTTAGCCAATACGATTGGTATAACACTAATCCAAAACAGCCAGAGCCAAAAAAACCACTTTGGCGAAAATTGTTTGGGTATTTTGACGTCAATGAAAAATTGCGTGTTGAAAATATTCACCTGCGTTCACGTCTTACAGGGGCGCTATATGCGGCAGAGGAGGCGGGCAAGACTGGATTGTCCATGTACTATGAGAATGAGAAGCTGAAGGCCAAGCTAGACATTGCACAGCGTAGTTGTACGCCAGACGTATTCAATAAAGTCTGGGTACGCAAAGAGGAACTGGATAAGGTCAAGCATGACTTGAATGTTATGACTGCACGTTGTAACCGATTTAATCACCAATTTGATGAAATGAATACACTTCGCGTCAATGCTGAAATTAAATTGATTGAATTAACAAAAAAACTGGAGGAGAAATCATGAGGTACATGCTTTTTTCTTGGAAAAAGGGTGAACCTAATGGCGGTATGGAAGATCGTATCGCCCATGACGATACCTTAACAGGGCTATTTGATGGCCTTCAAGAACACGGTCTGGATGAATACGACTGGCATGTTTACGACCTCGTTGAGCGCATGGTGATTTATTTGCCAAACGCTGGAACTAAAGAAATTTTAAATTGGGCAAAATGGAAGGATGTACAAAATGGTTAGTGAATTATCAAAACATGAAATTCCGCTGACTGAAGATGAGCGACGGAAATATTTTAAACAAGAAAATGAAGCTATTGAGGAAATTTACCGCCTTGATAGGCCGTGGAATAGCGTCAACACTCCACCCACACATAACAACCCAGTTCTTGCTGTTGTTGATCTGGCAAGGCCGCAAGATGAAATACTGCGTAAAACATGGTTTAAACCAAAAATAAAAATTGCATCGTATCGGGATGGTAAATGGGATCACCAAGGTGATGTTCTTAAAATTACCCATTGGAGCGAATTGCCGGAGATGCCGTGATGGGATGTATGGAATTTGGGTATTCATTTAAATCTTTAAACGAAGAAAAAAGAGAAAAGGAGCAAAATATGGAAACGAATTTATATAGACTGTATGAAATGGTAGAACAAGCCGAAAAAGATGCAAAAACTTTAAAGAATGCTGTTAAAGATATTTGCAGATTAAAACAAATAGAAGAAGGATCAATTAAAGATGGAAATTGGGGATCAATAGAAAAACTTACGCATAATTGGGTTTTATCTGGTGCTGTTGATTTTCTTGGTTACAACAAAAATGGAATGTTTGTTTTTTTATGTGAAAAAGTTCATGGTGAATTTAATTTTTATCAAAAAATAAAACGTCCAAATGGCACTTATGAACATTTTACCGTATGTCCGACACATTACATGGAACTGCCGGAAAGGCCAAAATGAACACAGAATATGAACCAAAAAACATTTTTATAACACAAGAAAATTGGGAACGACTATGCCATAATCCTTATGATCATTCCAGTGCATTGAAAAGTACTCTGGATGCTTTGAAATATAAAACGTTAAGTGATTATCACGATGCGGTAAAAAATTCAAAAGATGCCAAACATGCAGATTATATATGTTACATTTTTAATGCAACATATTATAAAAACGTAAATTCAAAATATAAGAATTAACGTGAGGATGCCGAAATGAGAACAAAAAAAATAACCCCAGAGCAAATTGAGGCGATTATAAATGATGAAAGAAAGCAAAAAATTATTGCAAAAGAATATGGCATAGGCCAATCATATGTCTCTTCTATTAAAATCAATAAAAATAAAAAAAATTTAATGGATGAAAATAAATACAAAAAACTCGAACAGCAAATAGCATCCATTACAGAAATCATTACGGAATTTTATAAAATTTTAAAGGACATGAGAAAATGAGTGATGCAAGAATGAGGCGTTTAGTAGAGAAATTAGAAAAAAAAGACAAAGAAATTGACGGATTAAGGGGAATTATTACAGAAGTTTTAAATCTTACCTCTGTCATTAAAATGAAAGAGATGATACAAGTTTTGAATTATCTTGATACCCGTATTGTTTCACGCGCTGCGTATGAACATGCTTGTATTGAAGATAAAAAAGCACGAGATATGATTGACAATGTTTTAAATGGAAATTGAAATGAAATTCAAACGAGTATTTGTCCAAAACCCTAGTTTTCGCCTTGATGCAAAACAGCTTTCACAAGTAGCGGGTGAAATTGTCTATGTGTGCGACAAGCCGATGTTTGATAACCTAATTGATGAAAAATATATGCCCATCTTTGAGGGTTCAGTAGTTGAAAGAATGAGTGATTTTGACCCAGAGAACGACATTATTGCGTACTATGGGGACAGCATTATTTTCGCTATGATGATTATGTATTTGACTGAAACTTTTTATGAGTTTCATATTGCTCGATTTTCAACAATTCAGCAGACATACGTCATTAGAAAGATTTGTTCCGATAATTTACAGCCAAAAGAAGAGGGGCTGGGGAATTAACCCCAGCTTTTCTTTTACTCTGCTGCTGGTGTAGGTGCAGGCTCCGCAGGCGCCTCTGGTGGCTTTTGAGCCGCATCAACCTGTGGAACAACCTGACCACGCAGATGAGCAATCAGTTCTGCCACTTCGTTATAAGCGCCTTTGGCAAGGTGTGCCAAAATTGTATTAACGTGTGCAACGGTAAGTTTCACTTCAACTTCAATTTTTTCTAAAGACATAGTACCCTCATATTTTGCGATTGACCACGGCTAGCGCTCGCGCCACCGTACTATCATCAACATTTAAAATTGATGACGTTTTTTTAGCTTCGTCTTTTTTTATTTTATCTGCAAGCAAAATTAGTTTGTCCGCCTTAGCTTCATGATCAAATCCAACCTTACCACCTGCGGCGCGGCCTTGGCGTTGTTGCTGTTCAGCATTGATCAGCGCGTTTGATACCCTAGGGCGAGTAGCGATTCCCTTTGCAAGTTTTATGGGTGCACGAACAGGAAATGTTGCAACTTTTGCGGATTTACCCAATAGGCTGGTTTGAGGTTTAGGAGCACCAGCCATTTCTTTTTTCAGTGCGCTACCAGATAAAACATGCTCACCAAGATGTTCGAGTCCACCGCCAATAAGGGCACCAGGAATACCGTGAAGGTGCAACCCGATTGCAGTCATTGCGGTTCTGGCCGCAAGTTTACCAAGGTGCGACCCAAGGGCTGAATTAGCTTTTTGCAACGTATTTGGTTTAGCTTCTAAAATTTTGCGAGATTCGTGCATTCGACGAACATGAGATAATTCATCTGGGTTAAATATATTGCGATTTTTTATAATTCCGCTAGGAGAATGTAGCAAATCCTCCATTTTATTGCTGCTAAGAGCAAAACGACCATTATTATTTTCAAGAAACGCTTGCTTAAAATGGTTTTTAACAGCCTGCTCTCCGGCAGAACCTTTGCCGCCCGCTGCCTCAACCAGCTTGTCATACATATCTGGTCCAAGAACGGGATTAAGTAAATTCGGGCTAAGGTTTTTTTCCGCAACCATGTGGGCTTGCGTTCCGGCAGATGAGGCATTTCCCGCCTCGTCAAGAGACTGCTGGTTTGTTAATTGTTTAGTAGCATTTTTAATGGCAGTGCTATTTGGATTTGCGGCATTATTATATGTGTTCTGATACTGTTTAAATGCAGAACGAGCATTATTCATATCAGATACAATTTGATTTCCCGCATCTAATTTACTAATAGATGAATCCGCAGGTGAAAACATGCCGGATTTTGCACCATTCATGATGGTTTTATCATATCCGTCAATAATAGCCCTCATGCCTTGAATGTCTGATCCACGCGCATCAGATAAAAATCCGTTTAATTCTTTTCTAACAGCCTCTAAATTAGGCATTGTCAAATTAGAACCAAGAGGCAATTTTTGTTTTAAAACGTTATTCGCTAAATACCGCATGGCTTCATTTGATTGAACCATGCTTGGGGCATTTTCCATCATGCTTAAAGTTGATGGCAATTTATAACTAGCTAATTCCTGTTGAACATTGGGGAGAACATCATTCAAAACGCTAGGATGAAATGTTCCTGCATTATCCGCGACCTTTTGATACAAACCATTATAATTGTTTTTAGCGGCTAATTGGCCTTTTTCTAATGCCTCACCTAACCCGCCTTCGATTGGTGCAGACGCACCAGCTATGGTTGAAGCCGTATCGCCAATTTTACTATAGTTGTTTATTTTTGCGGCTTGTACTTCATTAGCTACAGCCGCAGGAGGTGCGGTATTTGTCACCATAGACGCTGGAGCCTCAAGCCCCTGAGAGCGTAGTACAGCTTCATTTACCGTTGCAGGGGTAATACCCTTCTTGCTAAAAATATCATGTGCAGCGGCCTGCACAGATGGATCAGCGGAGTGCATAAAATCAGATGCGCTTAGTGAGCCTAGGCTAGCCGCATGAATTTGCGCGTCAGCATCAGAAGTCCACTTACCCGTATTGTCCAGTAACCCACTTGTGGGCTTTGCTGTTTTTGATAAGCCACCCGTTAATACGCCACCAGGGTTAAATGGATTGATAGCTTCACCTGCTGTTCCTATAGCCCTTCCTACAGTGCCAACAACACCAGGGACACGCCCTAGTGATGCTTCTGCAAATGGTGTTACGGACGAAAGATCAAGAAGTACGCTATTGATTGGGTCTGATTGAAGCGTGTTTAATGCTTTATTTACGGAGCCATATTTTTCGGCATAAGAATTTCCTAAAGCATCAGCCACAGCCTCATCTTTAGCCTTTTGTGCAGGGTCTTGTTTGACTCCGGCCAGTCCCTCTAATTTTGAATCAAGGCCAATGCCCAACTGCCACAAGGTTTTTCCTGTTTCAACAGGATGGCGCACTGCATGATAAAGGCCAACGCCCGCACGACCTGCCGACGGTATAATATTTTTAGCCGTATTAAGAGCTATTTGTCCGGCACTTAATGTAGAAGCATCTGGAGTTTCTGCCCAATTTTTTATCGGTTCTTCAGATGTCCCGCTGTCTGTAGCAACAGGTGATGACTCACCAGAAATCGCTGCTTTAGCAGCAGCCGCATTGCGGGCTTCAAAATCATCATCAGAATTAACATTAGTATTGTCTGATTGATCTAAAGCTGCTTTCGCGGCTTCCGCATTACGGGCTTCAAAATCATCAAGTTCATTAGCCATTTTTAAACCCTTTACTGAGTTTGTATAATGCGGTGCAACCCTTTACGGCCATACCATTTGTCAATCTGTTGCGGAGTAATTTCACCATTTTGATACATTTCAAAATGTGTCCGCCCAGTTGTTGGGTCTTTAGCCGTAAAGAAAGCATTTAAAAGTTTTTGTTCTTTTGCATATTGATCGTTAGTGTGATCAGCTCTAAACGAAGTTAAAGCATTATTTGCATTATAAGTTCCACTCATTCCAGATTCGCTGGAAGCCAACTTTTTATAATCTTGCAAATAACCATTTTGATCTAAAGCTGGCTGGTTTTTAACAATCATCCCTGAAACTGCTTGCAATGCTGCAGATTTAGACATTACAGTGCCAGGGGTGTTTAATACCGCTTCTCGCAATGCCATCATATTATGCATTTCAGATGCATTTGCTGTTGAAAGATTGATTCCGCTGCTCATTTTATTGATAACTGCGGCATTATCTACATCTTTTTCATCAACTTTTGGAAGCCCTAAACCATAGGCTATATTGTTGTAATATTTTGCTGCCGTCAAAACTGTATTATTTAAAGGTCCGCCAGTTAAAAAGTTATTATCAGGCTGCGATGCTAAATCTTTTGCGAACAGCATAAGCTGGCGATTTTGATCGGCTGCGGCTTGAGCATTGCTAGCTATGTTGTTTTCAATGTTTTGATTTTGTTTAATGATTCCATTTTTCACATCTGGATCGGTATTATACCAATTTTGCGCGTCTGCTTTTGCAGAAGATACACCAGAATCACCCACACCATTTACAACTGGATCAAAAGTTGTAACTTGCGGCTGCGAAACAGGACGAACAGGTACTTGGCCAGCATTATTTGTTGCACCAGTTAATCCAGTTGCAGATTGGCTGCGTGTTGGCGGCTGACCTGCATCTCTCCACTGTTTCAACGTCCAAGTTTGATTGTTTGGCATAAGAACTTTTGGTTCTTGACCAGGAGGCGTGAAGAAATCTTGCTGTGCAGTTTTCTGACTTATCTGAGCAGTTTCTGCTTGTTTACGAGCAATATCAGCAGCCTGACCTTGCAGTGTTCCATAAGTTTCAGCGCCGCCGCCAAGACCCTGCAATATGGCAGAGCCAAGATAGCGGCTGTTTGATCCAGCCATATGTCCAAGGCCGGACAAGATAGACAATGCCATATTGCGGTTGCCCGCATCATCAAACCAGCTTTTAGCGCTTCCCAGCCCCTGCGACGTGTCGGGGGCGGGAGCCGCTGCGGCTTGTGTATTGGGTGTTTGTGGCGCGGCAGAAGAACCTGCACCATTCGGCTTAACGCCTGTTTTAACTGGCGCTATTTTAGGTTTATCAATAGTAGCAGATGGGCCATTAAGACCTGCTTCCTGATATTGGTTCCCGCCGGCTGGAACAACATCTGTCGAGACAACGGGGTTGGTCTGCTTTCCAGAAATAAGAGCTGTTTCTTCTGGGTTAAGCGCGGGTGCAAGATTTTGATTTAAATATCCAGCGGCTATATCACTTTTTAAACCAAGATTTGGTTGTTCCTGATAAGTCCTGTCAGATGCAGGAGAAACGCCAAACGCCCCTCTTAATTCATTTTCACGAGCAACATCCTTTGGAACAACAGTATTACCATATTGATCAACATATTGACCCGCAGTGTAAGAACCTATTTTTTCTGCATTATTTGATATTTCCTTTCCTGCTAATCTGCCTGCGTTTGCAATAGGTTCGCTGTTCCAGCTTCCAGTTACTCCAGTTGATAAATCTGGATCAATCGGCCCATTTATGTCGGCTGCATCAGGGCGTGGATCACCACCATCTGCATAATGCCCTCGACCAGCTACACCACCGCTTTTAAGAGCCAATAGCCCAAGAGCGCTACCAATGCCGGACATGGCAGAGCCAGCCATATTTGCAAGCTGTAAAGCCTGACCAATGCCAAGGCCGGACTGCGACGTGCCACTGGATGAACCTTGCGGGTTGGCCTCTTGGTTCAATTTGTAATTATTGTTTTCGTTGGGAATATCCAAATCATTCGGGTATTTATACGGCATATCATCCTGCGCCGTCCCGCCATCCGCATACCGACCTGCAACACCGCCGCGGGCATTATTAGGCCGGAACCCATTTTCATCAATAAGAGAAGGATCAATATCTGCTATAGGTGCAGCAGGTGCTGCAGCCGCTATAGATGAATCCACCGCCGCAGCTGGGGCACTTGTTGCCGCTGGGGTTGACGACGAAGGCATGTGAGCCTTTGCCCAATCATATCCCTGCGATGCTTCTTTGCCCAAACCTATAAGGCCAGAAACACCGCCAAGCTGCTGCAACCCGCTTTGTGGCTGCTGTAACTTAGGTTGATTAGCGCCCAGCAACTGATGCTGTTGAGATGGTGCACCTGTAGCAATATTGCGTGAGGTTGGAATACCCTTTAACAACTGGTCATAGATCGCCTGTTGCTGTGCAATCATATCATAAACACTACCGCCACCTTCTTTACCAATACGGCCACCCGCAGCAAGCCCCATGCCTGGCCCTGGCCCATATTCAGAAGGTGAATTTTGATTGCCATAACCAGAGTATGATGCCGTTGGATCATTGCTCAAATTAAACATTTGATTGTTATGGTTAGGCATTAACCCTGTAGTGTCAGTAGTATGTTTCTGAGGTGCCGCCGCAGGACTTGCCGCTGGATCAGTAATCTGAGAAAAATAATTGATTGGCGCTGACATTGCCTCTGGAGGAACAAAATTCTGTGGCGCAATAGCTTGAGCTGAGGCTGCAACATCTTGATTGATGCCGCCGCCTCTAACAGGCATTTCATTTTGCATTGCAATAAGGTGAGCCAATCCTGCGGGCATGGCTGGAGCCTCTGCAGGAGTACCGCCCTCTGCAAAACCCATTCCGGCATGTTGCGGGACAACTAATCCGCCTTCTGAGGACAAAGCACCGCCTGAAAACTTTGCGGGACGTGCGGCCTTTTCATAATCAACAGTTTTATATCCGCCAGCCAAGCCAACTGCATCAGGATGCTTTTTCTCAACCTCATCAGCCATAAAGCCGATATGCGTCTGCTCTGTAGGGTCATTCTTATAGTTGTAGGTGTAAATGGGCAGGCCATTATTTGCCTTACCGACCTTCTTGATGTTCTCCTTCAATCGACGATCAGAGAAGAAAGGCATTGGCTGCGTAGACGTTGTAGACGACCCAGACAGTGCACCAGTGCCCTCGGCAATGTTTGCCAAGAATTGCGCCACTTGGAATGGATACGCCTGCTGTTGCTGAAACTGGTTATATAGAGCCGTATTGCCAGCCTGTTGTGTTTGCTGTTCCATTGTGCCAGCGCCAAGCTGTGCCTGAGCGCCTGCAATAGCCGATTGTTGAGCGCCCGCGCCAAGATTGCCAAGCTGATTTGATCCGGCTAACTGCTGGTTAATGCCAGTCTGATAGTTCTGTGCAGCGTCTTGGAATCCTTGATTCTCCATGCCCGAAACTGTTTGTCCAAGAGCAAGGTTTTGCTGATTCATCAAATTGCCAAGGCCAATATTTGCACGATCACCGCCAAATGCGCCCTGAGAAATATCATTTCCCAACATACCCTGTTGCTGTTGCTGATTAACATTTTCAAGCTGATTAACAGTGCCCTGAACAGCCGTATTTAAAAACGGGTCCATATAATTGGAAACGCCGGATTGAAATCCCTGTGGAGTAGCCTGTTGCGTCGCATTGAATGTTCCAGCTTCTGCCGCACCAAAAGCAGGCTGTGCCATATTTGCAGCTTGATTGATTCCACCTATGCCCGCGTATTGCTGTTGATTGACTGGCGCAACAAAGGCATTGGGGTTTGTGCTGTATTGCTGGAACGGCGTTGCCGCAACACCCTGAGCCTGTGAGTTGACAGAATTGTACCGCGCCAATACCTGTGGGGGTATTGTAGTGGTACTCGTCGAAGTGCCAGTCTTGCCACCCATATTCAGTGCTCCATAATTGTATGCCCAGTATTGGCATTGTATAAAAAGAAGGCTCCGGCTTGCGCCCCAAAATTGCGTTCATAAAGCCGAATTTTTGCCTCTGTTCGTTGATTTGATAATACACCAATCAATAGAGGCAAATTCAACTCATTAGCAACTCGCTTTGAAAAATCGCACAATGCCCTCGCATGTCCCGTTTTTCTTTTTTCTCTGTTTTGCGATTCTTTTGTTGACCTAAATTCAGGATCAACAAAAATAGCCTTCTCCTCAATAATCCAATCGTCAGAGTACCACATCTGACTGGTTCTTAACAATATTGCCGCCTCGATGCGTTCTCCAGGTGCACCAATGATGCCAACAAGACCCTGCCACAAATAAAGGGCAGGTTTAATCATACCCAGCATCTTTTCTGGGTTTACGTTTTTAATGCCGTTTTCTTCCCATGCCTTTAACGCTAACTCCAACATTTGCGCTTCATCAGATGGCGTTCCTAGTCTAATCTGTGGGCTATTTGTCATAAAACATTTTCTCCGTCCAACAAAAGAACTTGCCCATGAAGCATATTGCAGGGCGGCTAAAAAATTGCATGGTGAATTTTTTAATGTTAATCACGATGAGGCCCAGGAAGGTTTTGCAAAACTTTAATAGTTTTCTTGCGGTATTTTGTAACGAATGAATCCAAAGTTTTATGTCCATCATCTATATCATCTTCGCCTAGTCGTGTCACATCCTGCGGAGAAATAACATATTCACCGCCCGCTGCAACAATCGGAACAAGGTCGTCGTCTTCGTCATCCTGCGGTGCGCCATTGTGCCCGATGCCTGGCGTTCCACCACCTGCTGCCCGCGCCCCGTAGGGCTTTTCGTCTGAGTTATAAATCGGCGAAGATGAACCATAGGGACTCATGCTCTTCTGAAAATATGGATTAGATGAAAACATACGGCGGGCAACTTTAAATCCAGCCATAGTATTGCCTTCACCCATTGCGCCGATAATATCGGCTGGAATGACGTATGAGCCTGATTTGACGTGCATCGGCAAATGGTCTGTGCGGCCAGCTACAGGGCTGTGAATTGGCCCCTCATGCACAACTACCTTATTGCCCATTGTCGGCGCTTTTGGCACGGGAGCCAGTTCTGGCACATGCCCTAGCTGTTGGTTATTGCTGAATCCGCCTCCATCGGCTTTGGCTATGTAACCGCCAACTTTCTTTGTTATATCCGAATTTGTTGGGTCAAATTGTCCGTTGTTGCCAATGGCTGATTTGATTTGATGTGGATGAAAAGCGAATATTTGAGGGGAATCAATAGCAAAACCTGTAGCTGATTTTTCTATATCTTTTGGATTTGAATAAATTACACCATCATGCCCCATATCTTTTAACTTTTGAATAAAAGCAGGTGCATCAGATGCAGAATTTAAACCTTCAATTACATGAGGGCGATCTGTAAAATAAGGATTTTCCATTTTTACATGAACTGGAT